ATTTGTTTGCCGAAACACTCTAAAATCTCTATTTCGGTTATTTTTCGGCAAACACTCCATATAAATTTCAATTCTCCGCCTTCATCATATGGCTTCCTCACAAAGATACATTTTTATATGAATTAGAGTTCTTCAAAACAAAATCTTTTTTAGGCAATAATGAATCAAATAAAAAAGAGGATACAGTAACTCGCACCCTCCCATAAAACAATTATCGAACAATACAGTTCATAGCCTCCAAGACATTCAACGCCACTTCCTCGTCCTTTCTCTTGAGATCTTCGAATACGTCCCCAAGTGAATCCTCTGAGGTTAAAGCCAAAAACACAAACCACATCAAGATTTCCTTGTATTGTTTATCGTGGCTTCTTACTATGTCTTGATCCTTTCGAGCTTGCTCATTACTTCTATATTGTTCTTCTTTCAATTCCTTGAGTTGAGAAACATAATCATCGATAGCCATGACAAGTACGGTACTCAATGAGTAGCGATCATCGATCTTACGTCCAGTACACTCTTGGAAGAAGTCAACGGCTGGCATAACCTCTCGATCTCCACATAGCGTTCCAAGTTCGTCATGAACAAGTTTCTCAGGTTTGCTAAAACCTATATTTTCCAAGAAAGTTACCACTAATTGAGCTTCTTCATTTATAAAGTACACGTTTTCCAATAAATCTTTGATCTCTTTGAATCTTTTCATTTTCTTTTGTTTTAATTTTATTTGTTAGTATCTTGGTTACCGCAAATCAAGCAAGATACAATTATGGATGACATAAACATATACGAGAACGGGTAGCGCTAGCGTTTGATATTCCATGCCCAGTATGCGGTAGAAAACCTAAATGTGTAATAGTCAAGACTTAATCTGACAGTTACGCATAAAAAGAATAATTTTGTAACAGAAAACAGATTGAGTTATGACAACATCAGAAAAAGTCATCAAGAACAAACTGGGATTGCTAGAACTCTCCCAACAGTTAGGAAACGTATCACGTGCTTGCAAGATTATGGGCTATAGCCGTGACAGTTTTTATCGTTTTAAAGAGTTGTATGAACAAGGAGGTGAAGTTGCCTTGCAGGAGATTTCCCGCCGTAAGCCAGTCATAAAGAATCGTGTGGAAGAACACATTGAGCAGGCTGTAGTAGGAATGGCAATAGACAATCCGGCGTTGGGGCAAGTCCGTGTATCCAATGAGTTGCGGAAGAAGGGTATTCTTATTTCGCCGGGTGGAGTACGCTCCATTTGGTTGCGGCATGATATGGAAACCTTTCAGAAACGCCTGAAGGCATTATCCGCAAAGGTGGAACAGGAAGGCATAATCCTCGACGAGAACCAGGTGGCGGCATTGGAGAAGGCAAAGGAAGAGAAACAGGCTCATGGAGAGATAGAAACCTATTATCCCGGTTTTCTTGTCGCACAGGATACTTATTATGTGGGACACATCAAAGGTGTCGGACACATTTACCAGCAGACAGTCATTGACACTTACTCCAAAATCGGATTTGCCAAGTTGTATGACAGGAAGAATGCTCTTGTTGCGGCTGACATGCTCAATGACAGAGTAGTTCCTTTCTTCGAGCAGCATGACTTAAAGTTAATGCGTATGCTCACTGACAGAGGAACGGAATACTGTGGAAACAGAGAGAACCATGAGTATGAACTGTATCTGGCCGTGGAGGATATAGACCATTCTAAAATCAAGGCAAAAAGCCCACAAACAAACGGCATCTGCGAGAGATTCAACAGAACCGTGCAGAACGAGTTCTATGCTATCGCATTCAGAAAAAAAATCTATACCACTATTGAACAGCTACAAACAGACCTCGATGCGTGGATGAACTCTTACAACACGGAAAGAACACATTCCGGGAAGTATTGTTTCGGGAAAACGCCCATGCAGACGTTTATCGAAGGGATCGCCGTGGCAAGGAAATACCAGCTCCAAAAACAAGATGTAATAAAACCGAATGACGTTAATAAAACGCCATCCGGTTCTGAGAATGAAGAAAGTTGTGTAACTTTGCATGGAATAGCTGACAGTTTTTTTGTCCGATAGCAAATAAACTGTCAGATTAAGTCTTGACTATTACACATGAAGCTTCTTGATACCACCTCTTGTGTTCTTGTTTCGAACCCTTCATCTGAACCTAACCTGTTTAGGTTCGAGAATGGCATTAATGTAATATTAATGCCTAGTTTTAGATGATATGAATAAGGTGACAGTTAAAATAAAACATCCATGTCCCGAGTTTCCCTTTTTCGGTGCATCTTATCCAGACGCACGTTGTATCAATGGATATTTATGGGATTTGGATAAATGTAACGAAAACGGAGAACTATATGGAGAGGGTGATATCCCTTGTCCGTTCTGCAAGACCGAGGAATTTATTGAGCATGATCCTTTTTCCAAGGAAGATGAGTTCTATGAAGGTATTGAGGATGAAGAAAAAGCCAAGGGGAAAGCTCGTGAATGGTACTTATCTTACATTGATAAATTGAGGGAAAGATATGGATAATAAGGAATATTTAACAACGAATTATAACATGAATCAAATTTGCACAACTAAAAAACAATCATCCCGGCTATTAGAGGCCGGGGTGAACCCGAAGACGGCGGACATGTATCTTGACGAGTTCGAATGTCCGGTCGCATTTGAATATAGAAGGATTGAAGGGCACGTGGGTCAAGATATGGCATTCCCGGCTTGGTCTCTATCGGCTTTAATAGACATGATGCCAAAATCGTACCAAGACGATATAGACGGAATGATTTATTACCTATCCGGAAATTTCGTTGAACTCATGTACGCATCGGACAAGATCGAGGATGAGGAAGGCGACAAGACTTATACTTGCGCAAACTCCTTCAACAAGGAGAACTTGATGGACAATGTGATTGACGCTATAGAGTGGCTCATCAAGAGAGGTCACTTGAATAAGAAATTCCTAACAGATAAATAAATATGAGCAAAGAATATAGAGTCGTAAGATACTTCGATGGTTATCCCGAATACACCATGTGTAAATGTGATACAATCGAAGAAGCGAGAGTTAAGCGCAAAGAGCATAACGATAAAGAGAACAAGCCTTATATCAGTTATCATATATTGGTAGATGGCGATGAGAAATTTAGTGGTAAATCCTATAGAACTGAATGATTATGAATGAACAGGTATTATCAGTAGAACAAATGCAACACCTTATTAAATTAGGTATTGACGTGAGCAGTGCAAGCATGAAGTTTATAAGCACCCGGCCAAGTTGTGATTATAGCGAAGATGATGAAATCGAGTTTATACCAGTCTGTGTTAATTTTTATGCTAAACAGTATAATGAGAGTGGCAAGACATTTACCTTGCAAGATATGTTGGCTCTCATGCCAAAACAGATAGATGACTATACATTGAATTGGTACATATCAGAAATGATTTTCAGATATGATAAAATTGATTTATTTGGTAAGTTTGAGGTGTTAGAGGATTTATCGTTCTATTTCAACGAGAATGTAACAATCTTAAATGTAGCCTATGGTATGCTCTGTAAGCTTGCGGAATGTGGATATTTAAACAATAAGCATTAACAATGGAAAGAGATATTGATAAGAGACAGACGGTAGAAGAAGCGGCTCATTTCTTCGCTGAAAGCAGGAGTAGCGGTAGTGCATTCCCGGCGTATTATCAGGGATTTATTGCAGGTGCCGAATGGCAGGCAAAGCAATTCCCGTGGATAAGCACAAAAGATAAGTTACCTGATGATGAAGATCTGGTAATAACTGGCTGCTGGTGTACTGATTATTTTAAATACTTACAACAGGGTTGGTATTGCAGAGAATGTAATGAATGGTATGATATTAATGGTGATAAAATTTGTGTTACCCATTGGATGCCTATACTCGATCTGAGGAATAGTATTAACCGAGCCTTCTCATGAAGGCTCATAATTAAAGAATAATGAATTTATGGTATTATCACATGAAACAGTCAACGCCTACAAGGAACTGTTGACAAATCCCCAAAAACATGGCTTACAATTTAAGCCATTGCATGAATGTTTTGAAGAAATAGAAGAAGTAACCCCCAAACATTTATTGTTTGAAGACTTCGCAAATTACCTTCAAAAGCCTTTGCCCAAAGTGGTATTTTATATCATAATGGATGAATTGTACTCTCATCTGATAGATAAGGATGAGAAAACGAAAGATTTAGGATATAGATTGAAATTGATAGCAAAACAGTAAGAAATCATGGAAGAAAACAAAGAAAAATCGATCAAACTAGCTATAGAAGCTATGAGGCCCTTACCGGTAAACTCTTTCGCCGGATATTGCAGCGTAGGCGATGATCGGTCTCCGGAAGAGAAGCATAAAGATGATATGAGATTCTGCAAGGAGTTTAATGAGCTTCAATCGGATATGCTCATAACCTTGGCCAGCAAGATAGAGGCATTTTTAGATGCCCAAAGAAAAGACTCTGTAGAATCAGTGAATATCAATCATCCTACAGTTTTCCCGGACGGGAGAAATTGTTGCGTACCACCATATATCGATCGCATGAGCCAATAGGCATCCAAGCCTTTTGATGATATTGATAAAAATTTAAAGGATATGGGGAACGATGCGAAACGAAAAGACTCGTATGCGATATCATGCCAACGCAAGATATTCCTTTCGTCCGAGAAACAACATAAACAACTTAATATATTCGTGAGACATAAAAACTTTTACTCAAACAACTATAATTTAACCTCTAATAATATGTGCGTACTTATTTACGACGGGGATGTAGAAATACAATCCCCTAAACAACTAGAGGATCATTTCCCGC